ATTTAAACCAACATGATGCACAATAATCTTTACCTTTTTCTACTATATCGGCACTCATACCACATTTAATACATTGCCTAACATCACCATACATATTCATTCAAAATATTTATTTCCTTTGCTTATATTTTGTTTAGCGGTCAAATATTGAAGGTTATTTTCAACATGAAGTCCAGAAACATTTTTGCCTTGTAAAGGCACAATGTGATCTACATGATACCCTTTTTTTCTTTCCAAATAAAATTGTTTAATTTTTTCTAGGTTTGCCCATTTAGGAGTTCTTATTTTTACTTCTTTTCTTCTTAAAGCTGATCTAAAATGATAAGAATTTCTATTTTCTTCATAATGTTTTTTATTTCTTATTTTATAATATTCTATATTTTTTTTGTAATGTTTTCTTGATCTTTCTCTATGTTTAAATTTTTGAATTGGTGTAGAATTATTAATTTTATGTTTTTCTTTCCATTTTTTGTGTAATTCTAAATTATTTTTTATTCTTTGCCATTTTTCTTTATTCCATTTTTTAAATTTATCAGGATTATTTAATCTATATTTTTTTGCAACCAATCTTTCTCTTATTTTATTTTTTTGTCTATGATTTCTTCTTTTTTTTGCACCATCTTGTTCATAATATCTTTTTTTTTGTTTTGCTTTAACTTCCTCTAAATTTTTTAATCTATATTCTTTCCAATATTTTTTTAATTTTTCTATGTTTTTTTTATAGTATTTTTTTCTTAACTTTGAACAACATTCCTTACAATTGGCTCTATAATTATTTTGATCTTTTCTAAACCAAAATTCTAAAATACTTTTAGTCTTTTTACATTTAGAACAATTTTTAGTTTGTTGCATAATAAAAAATAAATAATGCGATCTCTATTGCGATAATTGTTTCAAGCATATTATTTGATCCTCCATACTCTTACACCAGATTCATTTGTTTTTTCTTCTGGAATATTACATAAATTTCTTTCTGCAACAGAACCTTTTCCATAAAGTTCTATTAAATATCTTCTTAAAGTTTTTGGTGCGTTACTCCAATAATTGAAATTAGCTTCTTTTTTAAGTGCATCATTCCATTCATCATCAGTATATTCATCTCTTTTTACATAATTTGCATGAGCAAACTCTGGTAAAGGAAATCTAATACTATCTCCAATCTCCATTTTTTTAGCAATTAAATATAATGGATTAGTTAATTTACCTCCCTTTCTTGAGTCTTTTATTAATGGCACATTTTTTTCTATCTTAAAGTCCTCAGACATTCTATTTGATCCTTTCTTTTTAGGTTTTTAATTTTATTCCAAGTAACACCATTGATATACTTAGATCCCTCAATGATGTTCTTGAAAGTTTGTATAGCTAATTTTTCTATATTTAGCTTAGTTGAGAGTTTGTCTTTTTCTTTCATTTATATTCTTTTTTAATTGGTCTAATTTCTTGCTCCAAAGACTTTCCCAACCTTTAGGACAGTTCCATTTCATATATTCTAAGTTCCTTATTCTCCTTTTATCCCTTAAAGCTATATTAAAATCATAGATTAAAGGCAAACCATATTTATTTCTCATAGTTTACCCCTAATTTTTTAAGTTCTTTTCTTAACCACTCTTGAGCATTTGTTTTGTGTTTTGAGGTATATCTTAACCAAGTTATAGGCATTAAATATTTGCCATCTTGAGCATTGGCAAAAGTTTGCCATTTATTATCCCAAGTTTTTTTGACTCCATATTCTTTAATATTCATTTATCCCCCTTGTTAAATTAAATCTTTTGGAAATTCTGCTCCAATATCTTCGCTTCCACAATCTTTACAAAATGATTCTCTACCATCATCATTATGATTGCTAATAACTATATTTTGACTTGAACAACTGTAACAAACATCAATTAAAGTTGTTAAATCAGAATAATATATTTTTTCTTCTTTTCTCATTTCTCCCCCTTTATAAGTTTAATTATATTATTAAAGTATTTTTTAGGTAAAGGCAAAATAACTTCCTTTTTCCTAATCTCTGCGTCTTCCATATCCATGAAACTAAAAAACTTCTTCCCTGGATTTCTTTGTTCTAGGTCTTTTATTATTGAATAAACTTTATTTTTCATGGTCACCTCTATTTTAAGTTATTTTTAATTAAACAAGTATTATATGCTTTAGCACCAACAGCAGCTAAATAGTTTTTAGCTTTATCTTCATTTTCTTTTAACTTTTCTGATTGCTCTGGTGTTGGATTTGTAACGAACTCAACCTTCACACCTTTCCAAGCATGGTTTTTAGCTTTTAAAAAACAAATAGCCTTTTGAGATAACTCTGGAAGTTGTTGAACATCTACAGCTCTAGTAAATTCAACTATATCTTTATCGCTTGAATAACCGCTCAAACCTGTCCAAGAAATAAAGTTTTTACCATCTTTAATATCTGATGTTAAAACTCCAACTTCAGAATATGTTGAAGTCTTAGCCTTGCACCATTCGCCAGTTTTAGGATTTTTAGTAGATGAAACTAATCTAGTTCCTTTCTTGTTAGTTTCTAGCCAGAATCTTTTGCTAGTCTTTTTAAAACCCCAAGGGTAGTTATCAACCTCTACTGAGTTTTCAAAGCTGTTTTTATTGTATATATATGTTGTCATATTTTCTTTCCTTTGTTGATTTGCTTTCATACTAAACTTATACAAGTTTTGTATAATATGTCAAACGATAAAAGCTAAGATTGTAGAAATATTTATGTTCGCTAAATGTTCTTATTGATTACCCAAAATTTGACATATAGAAAGTCTAGCAAGGAAGGATTAAAAGAATATGGAAAAGACTAAGAATGGGTTCGCTATGATCCCAAATTCAATTATATATGACGATAAACTTGGAAATGAGGCAAAAGTCTTATTTTGCTATATAAAGTCATTATCTGCTAATTATAGGAACTTGAGGAACTCAAATTTATGCAAGAAACTTGGTGTTTCTGTTAATACTCTACAAAAGGCAAAAAAAGAGCTTGTTGATAATGGATATTTAATTATCCACAGGTTATCAAGTGCCAATAGATATACACTAAGACTACCCAAAAATAGGGTAATCAGGGTGTCAAAATCTAAGCAATCAGACTACCCAAAATTTGGGCAGTATTTAGAGAGTAATAACAATAATAATAATAACAATAATAATAAGAAAAGGTTTAAAGGTTTTAAGAAATGAATGAAGATGAATATTACTATAATAATGAACCTTTACAATTAAGCTATAGAAACACCTACACCCCCCCTGAGAAGATTGAAATAGTTTTACAGATTGAGAACGATTTCAAGAGTGGGATGCTCTCTGCCAATCAGATGCGTTGGATAGTCAACAATCTTAAATTTGGTGCTTGGACTGTCCAAAATATTATTGATAAAATGATGTTTAATAACAAAATAAAGATTAACCCTATTACCCTTGATAATAGAACATTTAAAAAGAAACCAACTCCTTTTGATTTGTAAACTACTATATATTGTGTTAATAGATTATTAGACTACTAGCTCCCTTGCGTTAGTCTAAAATAAGTTAATTAACTAGACCTGGTGAGTGCTATTCTTTCCTTTCTTTCTTGCCTTGCCAGGTCGCTTAATAAATAAAAATTATGGCAGGTAGACCCAGAAAACTTACTGATAAATTAAAAGCACATATACTTTCTTTAATTGCAGATGGATTAACAATTAGAGAACTATTTTCAAGAGATGATGTTCCTATTACTTGGCAATCATTCAGAGCTTATTTAATAAAAGATAATGAATTAATGGCTAATTATGTTCGTAGCAAGGAACTAGCGATAGATTTAAAACTTAGCGATTTAGAAGATAAGCGAAAAGAATTAGAATTAAAGATTGAGTCTGGTGATTTAGATCCAAAAGCAGCTCAGTCTATGGTTAATCTTTATAAAATTATTACTGCACACAATCAATGGTCTGCTAGTAAATTATCGTCTAAAACTTATGGCAAAGCAGCCGAAACATTGCAGATAAAAGGCGATAGTAACCAACCATTGTCAATATCTTGGTCTAAACCTTAGATTAATTATGATTATTTCTTTTGCTAAACCTTCTAGAATTGTTGATTTAATTGGTTTAGTGGTAAAAACTGCACACATAAAAAGCAAATGTTATACATGAGTGTTGCAAAAATATCACACAATTAATGCAGTTTAGAATAATTATAAATTATTTATTAATTAGTATTGATAGTCATAAGTTATCATTATGAATGTTGTGGTTGTAATAACTGATTATTGAAAGCTAAATTCAACTTGGTGGGGTACTAAAAAAGTCGATACCCAAAAAAAACTTTGTCGGCTAAATTAAAATTGATACAAGGCATAAACAAATGGATGACACTTTTCTAAAAACAATAATCTTCATTATGAAGGATAAAAAAACAAAGAAACCAATTGTGATTACACACTTTCAAGGTTTTGAAGATGAGGCAGAAGCTAACGACTTCTCAGAGTTCCTTAGAACACAATTCATTTTGCCTAGCGATTATCCAGATTCAAATGAAACAATACATTAAGGGGGGTTTTGTTTTAAAATGAAACAAATTGTAATTCCTTACGCACCAAGAGATATTCAAAATTTTTTGCATAAAAAATGCGATATGAACCGATTTAATGTAGTGATTGTTCACAGGAGAGGAGGCAAAACAGTTTTTGCCATAAACCACTTAATCAAGGCAGCTCTGACATCAACAAAACCTTATCCAAGATATGCCTTTATTTCGCCTTACAGGTTGCAAGGTAAAAGCACCGCTTGGGATTACATGAAACAATTTTCTGCCACAATTCCAGGAGTTAAGTTTAATGAGTCAGAACTAAGGGTGGACTTTTCTATAAACAATTCAAGAATACAAATCTTGGGTGGTGAAAATAGTGCTGCTATCAGAGGTCAGTATTTTGATGGTATAGTTTGTGACGAAACACAAAACCTTTCGCCAGACCTTTTTGATACCATCCTTAGACCATGTTTATCGGACAGAAAGGGTTTTGCTATCTTTATTGGAACTCCGATGGGAAGAAACTGGTTCTACGAACTTCATGAGAAAGCAAAGACTAACAAAGATTGGTTTACAAAAGTATTTAGAGCTAGTGAAACAAAGATCATATCTCAAGACGAATTAGATGCTGCTAAACAAACAATGTCGCCTGAAAGTTATGAGCAAGAATTTGAGTGTTCATTTCAAGCTGGAATAAGTGGTTCTTACTTTGGATCTATAATTGAGGAGTTAGAGGAGTCTGGCAATATTAAGAACTTTGATATAGACGATAGTTTAGATGTTGAAACCTGGTGGGATCTAGGAATGAACGATAGTACAGTAATCACCTTTGCTCAACGAAGGACAAATGGCGAAATTAGAATTATTGATTGCTACGAAAATTCTGGTGAGGGATTAGAGCATTACATAAATGTAATAGATAATAAACCTTACACATATTCAAAACACATAGCTCCCCATGATATTAGGGTTAGAGAGATTGGTACAAATAAATCCAGATGGGAAACCGCTAAAGAACTAGGGTTAGAATTTGACATAGCACCCAAACTTAGTGTAGAAGATGGTATTGAGCAAGTAAGACGAATGTTACCCAAGTGTTTTTTTCATAAAAACAATTGCAATAAGTTGGTTGAAGCATTAAAATCATATTGTAAGCGGTGGGATGAAAAAAATAATTGTTTTAGGAATAAACCCCTACACAATTGGGCATCACACTTTTGCGATTCGGTAAGGTATGGTGCTGTTACAGAACCACTAGAAACATCGGATTGGGATAAGCCAATAGAAGTAGTTACAAATTATATAGTTTAATATGGCAAAAAAAAATAAAGAAATATCTAATATAGAATTACAAAGTTTATTATCAAATCAAATACAAAATGCTTTAGGTTATTTAGGTGGTCAGTTATCAGACTCTAGAACTAAATCGTTAGAATATTATTTAGGTGATAAATTAGGAACAGAAATAGATGGTCGTAGTCAGGTAGTATCAACCGATGTATCAGATACGATTGAAAGTTTATTACCAAATTTATTAAGAGTGTTTACAGCATCCGATAAAGTGGTTCATTGTGAACCAATGACAGCAGAAGATGTACCAATGGCAGCACAAGCTACAGCTTATTTAAATCATGTTTTCTATAAAGAGAATGATGGCTTCCAATTATTATATAATTTTTTTAAAGATGCTTTGATTGAGAAAAATGGTTTTTTAAAAATTTATTGGGATGACTCTGAAAAAGTAGATTACGAAACTTATGAAAATTTATCCATAGTTGAGAAAGAGGCTTTGCAAGATACTAAGGATGAAATAGAAACTGTTGAAGAAGAAGTATTTGAAGATGAGTCTGCCAAAGAAAAGTTTGAAGAAGTTTTAAAACAATACGAAATGCAAGGGGTAGATATATCCCAAGTTCAAGTTCCTGATTTTAATTTATATAATTGTAAAATTAAAAGAATTAAAAAAACAGGTAGAGTTAAAATAGAAAGTATTCCACCAGAAGAATTTTTAATTGATAAAGGTGCTAAAACAATTGAGGATGCCGACTTTGTTTCTCATAAAGTTTTAATGACAAGATCAGATTTAGTTGCAATGGGTTATCCTCAAGACGAAGTTGATGAACTACCAAAATCTGATTTAGATATTTACAACGATGAAGAAACTGTAAGATTAGCAGATGTTGATGATTACAGAATTTCAAGCTCAACAGATACCTCAACAGAAAAAGTTTTAGTTTATGAGTCTTATGTAAAATATGATTACGACCAAGATGGAATTGCCGAACTTAGAAAAATAGTTTCAGCTGGTGCAGATGGTTATCACATATTATCAAATATGCCTTGCGATAGTGTACCCTTCGTAACCATCACCCCTATACCAATGCCTCATAGATTTTATGGAAGATCAATTTCAGAATTAGTAGAAGATGTTCAGTTAATGAAATCTACTGTTATGCGTCAGTTGTTAGACAATATGTATTTAACAAATAACAACAGAGTTGCAGTAATGGATGGTATGGTCAATATGGATGATTTATTGACGACTAGACCTGGTGGAATTGTTAGAACTAAACAACCACCGAACCAAGTAATGCAGCCACTACAAGCTCAACCAATTTCACAACAAGCCTTTCCATTATTATCTTATTTAGATTCAGTTAGAGAAGGTAGAACTGGTGTTTCAAAAGAAGCTCAAGGCTTAAGTCCTGATACATTAAATGCTAAAACAGCAACTGGTGTAAATGCACTAATGCAACAAACTCAAATGAGATCCGAATTAATTGCTAGAGTGTTTGCAGAAACAGGAGTTAAAGATTTATTTAAAAAAATATTTGAACTAATGGTTAAATATCAGGATAAAGAAAAAATTATTATGATGAGTAACCAATATGTTCCAGTAAGACCTACTGAATGGAAAGATAGATTTAATGTTTCAATTGTTGTTGGTCTTGGAACTGGTTCTAAAGAACAACAAACAATTATGTTAAACAGTATTTTAGAAAGACAACTACAAGCATTTCAAATTCAAGGTGGAAAAGAGATGCCAATGGTAAATTTAAAAAATATGTATAACACTTTGACTAAAATGGTAGAGAACGCAGGTCTAAAAAATGTAGAAACTTACTTTGTAGATCCTGATGTGGGCAAACAAATGATGCCTCCACCTGCTCCACCACCACTAACTCCTATTGAGAAGATAGAATTTACTAGAATTGATGCTGAGAATAAGCGAAAACTTGCAGACCTAGAATTACAAGCTCAAGAATTACAACAAAAAACTCAAGAAATGCAATTAGACTTTGAAGCTAAGATAAAAGAAATGGCTCTAAAATATAATACTCAACTTGATACTGCAAAAATTAAAGCAGATGCAGATTTAGACAAGATGATGGTAGCTGGAGATAACAAAATACTTGAAGAAGCGGCAAAATCTACTAATATGTTTGGCAAACAACTACAAGGAATAAATGAAAGCGAAAGACCAGGCGGACAGGTCGGTGGAAATCAGCCGATCCAACGAAGCCAAGCAGATATTAGAGAGTAAACTTTTTCAAGAGAGTATAGAAACTCTTAAAAAAATTTATTCTGAGGCACTTTTAGAAAAAACAGGTGCTAAAGAGAGTGATACCAGAGAAAAACTTTGGATTGCTTACAATGTTGTTGGAAAAGTAGAGCAACATCTACAAACTGTTATTGAAACAGGAAAACTTGCAGCTAAACAGTTGGAAGATTTTAGAAAACAACAGAATAATACAAAATTTTAACCACAAAGGTTAAAATAAGCCAAGTTGAAAGACAGCTTAACATAGGAGGACTAAATGTCTGACCAAAACCCATTACTGAACAATGCTTCAGTACAAGGTGCAGCAAAATCTATTGAAGGTTTAATGGACACCAAAGGTGTTATCAAAAAACCTCAAGAAGAAGCAGCACCAGTTGAACCAAAAGAAGAAGTAGAAGCGAAAGCAGAAACTGAAACAGAAGAACAACAACAACCTGTTGCTCAACCAGAGGAAACAATGGAAGTAGCAGAAGAAGAACAAGCATCACAAGATGAAAATGCAATTGAAGAACAAACAACCGATCTACACCAAGTAATTGTTAATGGTGAAAAGATTGATGTTGACCTTGAAGAATTAAAAGCAGGTTATCAAAAAGATGCTGACTACAGACGAAAAACTGAGGAGATAGCAATTGAAAAAAGAGAGCTAAAATCTGAAGAAGATCGTCTTAAAAATCAGTATTCAACTAAGATGGATGATTTAAATTCATTAGTAGTTACTTTAAATGCTGAGATTAACAACGATATGAATTCTAAGGAGCTTGATGCTCTTTGGGATGAAGATCCGACTGAAGCTGCTAGAGTTGATCGTAAGATTAATAAACGAAAACAAACGATACAACAAGCACAGCAAAAACTGAGAGAACATCAAGAAGCTCAGTTTCAGGAAATATTAAGAAATGAACAAAAAAAACTTCATTTAAAACATCCTGAGATTGCTGATCCTATTAAGGGTGCTACAGTTAAAAATAATATCATGGGTTATTTAAATTCTAAAGGCTTCACAAACGATGATGTTTCAAGAATTTATGATTCAAGATATTTTGATGTGATTATGGATGGTATGAAAGCTAATGCGACTAAACCCAATTTAGTAAGTAAAAAAGTTAAACCAACTACAGTTGTTAAATCTGGTGTTAAAACTACTAAGGAAGATTTGAATAGTCAGTCTAGGTTGAAGAAGATTAATGCGTTGAAGAAAAGCGGTAATGCAAAAGATGCTACCGATTTACTGATGCGTTATCTATAAACAATAACCTAACGGAGAAA